TGAGAACCTTGTTCTCATAATGGTGACCAAATCTGGTCATCAGCAGTTTACTGCGCTTTTGCGTGTGAATTGTATCCCAACAGTTATGTCGGGCACTGGCTAAGTTTTAGTCTCGCGACAGGTTTTAGCGAACCTTCGTCAGATTAGAAAATGCGGTGTCAGTAGGACTGCCTTTGCGTCGAAGGAGGGAAATATCCTAAGATGTCTGAGCGGACCCTACAACTTGCGACTGCAAGTATAGTCGACTCTATGGCTGCGGCCCCTTGGATATTAGTTCCTTGGGAAACCGAAGTTTTATCTTTGCCTACCCACTCTCTTGCGAAAGCAGGATGACGGATGATCTATACGTGGGCGTAGCCGAACGGACCTAAGTACGTTGACCACTTGTCAAGTAACGATAACTGTGACTAACTTTGCTTGTTAGTGCGAGTATACGGTTCCTGAAGCCCCATATGAAGAATAAAATTACCATGAATACAAAATTAATTGCATTACGGAATTCCGTTTTATATAAAAACCGAATTTCCGCTGGTGATTTATTCACGATCAAAAAGATAAATGCCACCTTTCGTGTAAAAGCGAGAGGGCTAATGCTGCGACTATTCGTCAGAATGTTGCCAGCATTAGGTCTAAAGACTACACATGCGCGAGTTCGAGCTATCTTGGTGTTCATCACCAATTGTAATAGGGTGTACCGAGGAAGTGGGATGAAAGGATTGGTAATATGGCTGAAAGCCAATACCGTCCTTCTGCAACAAGCCTTAGGAGGGTTTAGATTGAAAAATACTAATCCTCTTAAGGTGCGTGTTGCAAGAACTAAAGGAGAGGGTTTACCTCGCCTTATTCTATCCCAGGACCGGGCCCAGATAAGAGCCGGTAATGTTAAAATTGTTAAATTTTATTTAACTCTATTTAACCTCTACCGAGTATTAGAATTCCCTGGACAAGTAAAATTGTCTACAATAACTGGTCCTTCTATAGCTGACCCAAAATTGGGCAACATCAGACATGATGTTCAAGGCTATATAAAACCATTTATTGCGCTTGTTTTACAACAAGCTGGGGGTCTGATACTAAAGACGAGAGGGATTGAAACCCCTTCGATCTTCAAATCTGGTCCGGCGGTTGGGTTACGTAGTGTTTCTACGAACCCCCTTCCTCTGGCACTCAATGCCCGAAGACTGCGAGACGAAGGATTAGCAGATGCTATCCTTTTCTTTATGAAATATCATAAGGAAGGAACTGACGTTCCCTATCCCGGTCTAGAGGCCATCTTCCAGGACGCAACCAACCTGCAAGACCAAGATTTTGGAGGCCCTTTTAGGGACTCACCTGTATGGGGTAACACCCCATTAGGGAAACTTGGTCTAAAACAGGAGGCGGCAGGTAAAGTAAGAGTCTTCGCAATGGTTGACTCATGGACCCAGTGGTGTTTATCTCCACTGCATAAGGAATTATTTAGAATTCTAGATACATTCCCTATGGATGGTACTCATGATCAACTCAAACCACTCGAATTACATACGAAGTGGAAAAGCCTAGATTCCCTTGACTTGTCAGCAGCAACGGACCGATTACCCGCGTTGTTACAACGCGATCTACTAGCCGAATTAATTGATCCGGTCTATGCAGATAACTGGTATAAATTACTAGTTGGTAGAGAATACTTTGTTTCATACAAAGATTCTAATAAAGTGTTACGGAACGCTTCTTTACGTTACCGTGTTGGGCAGCCTATGGGTGCCTTATCGAGTTGGGCTATGTTAGCCTTCACTCATCACTTTATTGTCCAAGCTGCTGCGTGGCACGCCGGAGTGTGTCCGGTGGGAACGCTATTCCGTGATTACGCGGTACTAGGTGATGACCTAGTTATCGGTAACTCACGTGTAAGAAAGAGCTATCTTCTCATAGTCGCGGCCTTAGGGGTAGAGTGTGGAATTGCAAAATCCATAATCTCGCCTAAAGGTACAGCTATTGAGTTTGCAAAACGAACTTTCTGGAAAGGTGTGGACGTTAGTCCTATACCTGTCCTGGAATTCGTTATGGCAAATCTTACACTAGCGGAGGCAGTATCTTTTGCGAAGAAATACACGTTGACTTTCACCCGGCTCCTAAAATCTTTAGGATATGGGTTCCGTGTATTGGGTTCTCTCTCTAAACCGGTGGGTTCTTTGAACTCACGAGTTAGAGCCCTACTGTTTGCATCTTCTATGCCGTCCAACGAGGCGGAGGCTGAGGGAATCTTAACCCGTGGTAATCCACGGTTAACTCCTGATCAGCTTGGGGTGATCTTAATCCACATGCGTGATAACGCGGTGGAAATGATAAAATCTCGAATCAGAGGGATTCGTGCGAAAACCGTGCGACCCGCCGAGGCAAGTAAAGCCATCACAGATAAACTGTGGCAGTTTTATTACGATCGGTATTCGAATGCATACCCAGAACTGAAAGAAAGTAATCCCATGTACGGGTTTAAACCATTCTTTCAACGGTTGGCGCTCTTAACCTTAAACCAAGATACGAAAGATCGAGGTGAGGCCCTTAAACGGGTTGAGCGAACCAATAAATTACCGTGGATGCGATCAGCGTTAGCTATCTATCTCAACCTTATCTCTACGCTAAGAGATCTTAATCTCTATCTGCCTGCAAACACATCGTTTGAAAGACAGGAGGTAGTTATTAGAAAAGGTCGGGTAGATCCCACACAAATACGTCTCTGGAAGATGTTTACAAACGCTATCTTGGTGGCCTTAAAAGGCGTTAAACCCAAGTAACGTGATAGTCCTCCTTAGAGACTCGCAAAAAGCTAGCTAGAAACGGGCTGTAAGCCCAGGTGGTACCTGAAACCCTGGACGGAAGAAAACCGTGCGGGTTATCGGTGGTCCTAGTTATGAAGGATGTGGCGATACTTAATCAATATCGTCACTGCATACACTGCTCTAGTAGGGTAATACCGAACCGAGTAAGATTATGCGATCTTCATATTCTAGGTCACTGTGATAGGTTGTCAACCTGGTCACTGCACCTGCTAGTTATCACTATTGCCCTCTAAACGAGGTGAATAGCGCATGCGAAATTTGGACCACACTAAAGGTCAGTATTGTAAAAAGATACGTAAACCGATAGTGGGCTTAAATTTTTGTGTGAATCTTATCACTGATCTAGGATAAAATCCTAAGGCATCTCTATGTCTTGGGTGGGTTTCCTAGATTATCT